CCACCCCAGGAAGCGCCGGACAAATCAGGACTACTCCGGGACTACTCCGGGACTACTCCGGGAGTTATCCGGGAGCACTCCGGGACTACTCCGGCTGAAGTTAAGTTAAGGGAAGGGAAGTTAAGGGAAGAGAAGAGAAGGGAAAGCATTGCGTCGCCTCCGCCTGACGGCGGCAACGGCGACGCCAGGCAAACGCCCCCAGCTTTTTCCTGTGAATGCTTCGAGGTGTCCCAGGAGCACCTGGATGAACTCTGCCACGCCCACCCCATGTTGCCCAGGGACTACCTCACCGGTGAGTTCTTCCCCAAAATGCGCGACTGGTGCCTGGACAACCGCGCCAGCCCCCAGCATCGGAAAAAATTCAACGCCAGGGGCCGATTGAAAAACCCCCGCTCTTGCCTGCGCAACTGGCTGACCAGGGAGGACCCCGCCCGGGTGGGCGACCGCTACGCTATGCCCGCCCGGGCCCCCACTGATCCGCGGCTGGCCAAGGTTGAGGCCGATCTGGCCGAGGGCGTGGTCCCCCGGCCCGGCTGCCCCAGGTGTGAGGGCCGCGGCATTATCAGGGGAGTGGGCGTCTGCGATTGCCTGCACAAACCCGAGGATTGAGCGCCATGACGCAAACCAAAGTCAAGCAACTGCCAACGGCCTACGCGCCGCCCTGCAACCCCGAGGCGGAGCAGGCGGTGCTGGGCGCGCTCATCCTGCGCCCCGACGCCTTGCACGCGGTGGCCGCCATGTTGACCCCGGGCGACTTCTACCGGGAGGCCCACGGCGTCATCTACCAGGCCATCCTGGACCTGGACCGGGACGGCAAGCCCATTGACCTGGTGACCGTCAACGGCCTGCTCAAGGAGCGGGGCCAGCTGGACAAAGTGGGCGGCACGATGTTCCTGGCGGCCCTGAGCGACCAGGTGGGCTTCGCGGTGAACGCCGAATCCTACGCCGGCAGCGTGGCGGACAAGGCCCGGTTGCGCCGCTTTATCGACAAGGCCCAGGAGCTGACCCAGGCTTGCTTCCAGCCGGTGGAGGACGTCAGCGCCTTTCTGACCCGGGCCTGCACGGAAGTCTGCCGGGTCGCCGAGGCCAGCTACGAAAACCATGCCGTCCCCCTGGTGGAAGCGGCCCAGGCCGAAATCAACGTCCTGGAAAAGATGCACTACCTCGGGACACTTCCGGGCCTGGACCCCGGCTTCCGGGACCTGGCCAAGCTCTACCGCTGGAACCCGTCGGAACTCATCGTCCTGGCGGCCAGGCCGGGCATGGGCAAGACCACCCTGGCCGCCAACTTTATCCTGAAAGCCGCCCAGCAGGGCGTGCCCGGCGGCTTCTTTATCCTGGAAATGGGCAAGGAGGCTCTGTCCCGGCGTTTTTTGTCCATCATGGGGCGCGTCAACAGCGTGCGCCTGAACCTGGGCCGCATGGCCGCGGACGAGTGGCGCCGGCTCTACCATGCGCAGGAGGCATTTGAGAGCCTGCCCATCTGGATTGACGACACCCCGTCCCTGTCCATATCCGACCTGCGGGCCAGGGCCAGGCGCAAGCACGCCGAAGGGCGGCTGGGCTTCCTGGTGGTGGACTACCTGCAGTTGACCAAGCCGGTCAACCGCGGCCGCAGCCGGGAGGAGGAGGTGGCGGAAGTCAGCCGGGGCCTCAAGGCCCTGGCCAAGGAGCTGAAAATCCCGGTGCTGGCCGTGGCTTCCCTGAACCGGGAACTGGAAAAGCGCCCCAAGAAGCGGCCCATCCTGAGCGATCTGAGGGAATCCGGCGCCATTGAGTTTGACGCCGACGCGATCCTGTTCCTCTACCGGGATGAGGTTTACCGCCCGGACACGCCGGACAAGGGCGTGGCGGAGCTGGAACTGGCCAAGCACCGCAACGGCCCCACCGGCATGGTGAAGCTGGCCTACCAGGAGAGCTGCTACCGCTTTGAGGACCTGGCCCTGGATCATTCGGGGCTGCCATTTTGAGGAGACGAGCATGAACGTCATTCTGAACCGATGGCAGGGCGGCGCTCTGGCATACCCCAGATGCACCTGTTGGTCATGTGGCCAGCCGGCTTCCGTGGTGGAGTTTCCGCACTACCCGGACGGCGGCCTGCTGGCCCGGATATGCGGCACCTGCCTGTGCGAGGCCAGGGACTCCCTGGGGGCGGCGCTCCTGCCGCGCCTTGGGGAATGGGAGCCTGAAATGGGGACGCATAGCCCGGAGGCGCCCCGCAGGCTATCTGCCCCGCATCGCTCACGGCTCCGCCGCGCCTGGGACTGGATCACCGGGGGCTAACCATGACCCGCAAGCGCACCCCGGAGACGGCGCTGAAGCGGGCGGCCACACAGCTGGTCAGGCTGCACGGCGGGTTCCACCTGCCCATTCCGGGCGGGGCTTACGGGGTATCCGGCGCGCCTGACCGGATAGTTTTCTACCAGGGCCGCGCCTACGCGGTGGAGTTCAAGGCCCCGGGGCGCAAGCTCGGCCCGGCCCAGGAGAGGATCAAGGCGGCCATCGAAGCCGCCGGCTGCCCCTACCTGGTGGTCAGGAGCCTGGAAGACCTGGCCGCCGGGCTGGGGATCAGGCTGCTGACGGGGTGAGGCAAGGCAAGACGGAGAACTTTAAAGAACGAAAGGGCAAGGTATGGAAAAAGTTGTGCGGGTATCGATTCAAGGCATTTCACCATTGTTGAAACATCGCTTTTCTGGCGGTGGAGAACTGCCCCCAGGAGCTAAGCATGTGGTCGGATCGCGCTCTTACGAAAACGAGTGGGAAGCCGCGCTCTACCGCATGGAAGACGGCACTATCTATCAGCCGGCGGACCACATCGAGCAGGCGCTGGTTAAGGCCTCGGGCAATTTCCAGATCACCGGCAAGGGTAAGAAAACTTACAAAGACCTGGTGAAGTCCGCGGTCATGATTGACCCCGTTTTCATCCCCCATGAAATCCAGAAGTTTGAAATCGACATCCGGGCCGTGCGCGTCCAGAAGGCCCGCATTGTGCGGCAGCGGCCCATCCTGCATAACTGGAGGCTGTCTTTCAATATCACCATCACCGAGCCTCAGCTTCCGGACAATGTCCTGAAAGACATCATGGACTTCGCCGGAAAGTATGTCGGCATCGGCGATTACCGGCCTAAGTTCGGCCGGTTCCATGTGGTGCGCTGGGAAGGTTGACGGGGCAAGGCTAGGCAAGGCGAGGCAGGGCGTGGCTTGGCGAGGCCGGGCAGGGCTTGGCATGGCGTGGATTACTAAGTGTGGGGTGAGCGGCGTGACCAACACCATGTTGACCGGGATGAAGCAGATTTGCGCTTTCGTGGGGCGCAACAAGCAGACCGTGGAGGATTGGATAAGAACCCGGGCCTTCCCGGCCAAAAAGGTCAACGGCATCTGGGGATCGGACACCGAAATGATCCAGGCATGGTGGCGGCGGCAACTGGCGGAAACAGAGAGGCGCGGCCGGGGCGAGACGGGGGAGGGCGGCGGCTAACCCGCGTCCCGGACCTCACGGCGCCCCAGGCCCTCGGCGATGAACGCGGTCACCAGGGCGTTCATGCTCACCTATAGTATTGCAGGGCAAGGAAATATTTCTTGATAAAAGGGGGCCATATAGCACATCTCAAAAAACTTGTCAATACCCAATCTTAGCGGTTTTATAGCCGGTTTATAGCCGGTTTGTGGCTATATACGATTTCGCCCAAAAACCGGGGTTATCATGCAAAGTGATAACTCCGGTTTTTTTGTGTCCCGACTATGGCCAGAAACACCAAATACGAAGCCCTGAAAGAAATCGTGGCCGAGGCCCTGGCGCGGGGCAAGCCGGTTCAGCGAATTGCGGCCATGGTGGGGGTGGCTGAGGACTCAATCTACAGGTGGCTAAAGAAGCCGGAGATTAAGACACTCTTGGCCAAAAAAAGGGACGCCTACCGGGAAAAGCTGATTGGGGCCATAGAGGTTGACGCGTCCTGGCAGTCCAAGGCGTGGCTGGCCGAGCGGCTGTTCCGGGAAGAGTTCCCGCCGCCCACCCAGAAACAGGAGCACGCCGGCCCCGGCGGCGGGCCGGTGATCTTCAAGTGCGAGTTCGGACATGGGCAGGCCGAAGAAAACGGACGGGCCGAGTAACCGCAAGCCCCAGGAACTGGCGGGCCAGGGCACTGTGCGCCTCACCAAGGCGTTACGGCCCCCCAAGGCCGCGCCCTTGCCCCGGGAGCAGGTCCTGCACCTCTACACCCCGCACCCTGGCCAGGCGCCGCTACACGCCTCCGCCGCCCGCTTCCGCATCGCCACCTGCGGCCGGCGCTTCGGCAAGACCCTGGCCGCGGTGAACGAGTGCGCCAAGGCCGCCTGGGAGACCCCCGGCGCCATGACCTGGTGGGTGGCCCCGACTTACGACCTGACGCAAATTGGCTTTCGGCTCATGGCCAGGGCCTTCAAGGCGGCCCTCAAGCCCGACGGCGTGTCCAAGACCGAGCGGCGCATGGAGTGGGTGAACGGCTCCATCACCCTGTTTCGGAGCGCGGACAACTGGCAGAACCTGGTGGGCGAGGGCCTGGTGTTCCTGATCATCGACGAGGCGGCCCGGGTGGCCAAGGAGGCCTGGGAGGAGTCCTTGCGGCCCACTCTCACTGACCGCAAGGGCCGGGCGCTGATCATCGGCACCCCCAAGGGCAAGAACTGGTTTTACCACCTGTGGACCCGGGGCCAGGACCCGGAGCAGAGCGATTATGAGTCCTGGCAGTTGCCCACCTCGGCCAACCCCATCATTGATCCGGAGGAAATTGAGTTGGCCCGCCAGACGCTGCCAACGGACGTGTTTCGGCAGGAGTATGAGGCGGCCTTCCTGGAGCACAACGCCGGGGTGTTCAGAAACATTGACGGCTGCGTGCGGGCCTATGCCTGGCCTGAGCCGCCCAAGGACGCGGACCGCTATTTCGCCGGGCTGGACCTGGCCCGGCTGCAGGACTGGACGGTGCTCACCATCCTGAATCAGGCGGGCCGCCTGGTTTACTTCGACCGCTTTCAGAAGATGGACTGGGAGGCCCAGATAGCCCGCATCGTGGAGACGGTGAAGCGCTATCGGGCCAAGCTGCTGGTGGATTCCACCGGGGTGGGCGATCCCATCTTTGAGCGGCTGTATTACTCCGGGTTGAACGTCCAGCCCTTCCGGTTCGGCAACGAGAGCAAGCGCAACCTTATTGAGCAGTTGGCCCTGGGGGTGGAGCGGGCCGACCTGAGCTTCCCCGACATCCCGGAGTTGGTGAACGAGCTGGACATCATGGAATACGACCTGGGGCGCACCGGCCTGGTGCGCTATGCGGCGCCGGCGGGGTATCACG